GATGTCATCCAATCTAATACCTCAGCAGGAAGTTTACCTACTCTAGGATCAGAATCCTTTACTGTGTGTGGATCCATTTCACCCTTGGGGAGATATGTAAGTTCACGAAGTGACCTAACATTGGGATTGCTTGTAACATTTGTGGGCAATCGTCCAAGAGCGACATTATCATAGTTGAGTTGATGTCTGTCATATACTGATAATTCATATTCTTCTGTCATTGATAGACAGTTTGTTGGGCAGTATTCTACACAATTTCCACAGAAAATGCAAGCCCCAAAGTCTATCGAATAATTTCTAAGTTCCTTTTTCTTTGTTTGTTTGTTCATCACCCAGTCAACAACTGGTAAATTGATTGGACAAACTCTCACACAAACTTCACATGCTATACACTTATCAAACTCATAGTGTATACGTCCTCTATATCTTTCAGAAGGTATCAGTTTTTCGTAGGGATACTGAACTGTCACAGGTCTTCGACCCATATGATCTAAGGTGACAGAAAAACCATCAAGCAAATACTTTGCTGCGTTTTTAATTTCTTTTAGATAATTAAGGACTCCTTTAATCATACCCAAGCAGTGTTTAATGATATCCAAAGTGCGACACTAATGGTGCCAAATAAAATTGAAGATGATTTGATTGGTAAATCTTTCATTGTTTTCTTAACTCTGTAGGTATTTATACTATAAGTGTTTTTACCTATGTTGTCAAGCCCTCATAATAGAATCCATTATGAATTTTTTTGTTAGATCTACTTCTCCAAATATATTTAGTTGTAGACCATCTACATCTTCTCTTTTAATACCTTTGTTCTTTCTCGCATGCTCCCAGTAATACGTGCCATCTTCTCTGCAATATAACCAGCTAGTGTCGTGTGAACTGGGTGTGAAGACTGCGATGACTCTTGGATACTTTGGTTTTGGATTTTTTTCATAAACAACTCCCTGCGGAGACCGATAGAAGTTTGGATTAATCTCGTTGTCTCCAGTCATCGGGTCTATCCTCGTGAAACCATTCTACCACATCTTCGGGAGATGTAAAGCCCCTAATTTCTTTATCAGGATCACCAATATCCAATTGATTAGTAAACTGATCATTAGGATTTCTTGCTATTTTTCTAGCAGTTCTCAACATACCTCTAGCGGATGTGTTTGCCTTTGCCAATTTTTCTGCCCATATCATATCATCTATACTTACTTCAGTTCCAGACGCAATGCTTCTGCATATGCCTTCTAAGCGAAGACGATATTGAGTTGATAACATATCCTAATAAGAGGTATTAATTAATATTATCTATAAGTGATGCAGAAACATTTTAATTTTTTGTTCCGATCTAAGAAGAAATTTCCATACCCTCTTAACAATTGGATCGGGTTCGTGATATGGTAGGATCTCTTTGAATCTATGTGTCATATTAATCCTCCTTTATACAGTATTCTGCTGCATGAGGATTATCAAATCCTTTTAGATCTTCTCTTGCTTGCTTGATAGCAGCGTATGCATCTTCTGCATACTCACATATTTCATAATGATGATTAAAGTTATCGTGATAACCAACAGTGTAATGGGACATGATGCTTTTCAACTCCAGTACATACTAGCTATACAAGCATAGCAAATACGAGTTAAAATGTGTGTCAATTATTTGTCTTTCAGAACATTAGTAGGTTTTTTACAGCAATCTATATCATGCTCTTTCTGCATGCAATCTATTTTATTTTTAATAGATTTAATTTCAGCTGTAATTGATTGACGCTTTTGTTGATTTTTTTGGGAGTTTTCCACTTCTTACCTTTGTACCTGATGTCTCGCCTTCACCCTTTGGATGTTTACCTGGTTTGGATTTCCCTATGTTTTCAGATGGTTTTGGTTTTTTACTTTGTGTATCGTGTAGTCTTGCAGGTTTGTCTTTGTCTTTTGTGATGACTGATTCTTGACCATGCTTACGTCCCAGACGACGCATCACTTTTCCAAATCTACGTTTTGACATTCCTTTGCCAGGACTTGTTTGGTATGATACCTCACGACCTGTGCCTTCTTTGCCATCATCGGATTTGTATTTATATTCCCCTACACCTTTTTTAAAACCAATACCTTTTTTCTTTAAATCTTTTTCAAGAGACTTACGTTTTGCTCTATTTGTTTTTTCATCAGATCCCCTATCAGCACTTATATTACCAGTCTGTTTTGTTTTTGACTTGGTTAACATACGTGTTGTAGGATTGCCTTCTACTAATTTGATGAAATCCTGATAATACATAACTTTTAAGTTTTCTTTTTGTGCCAATTTGTTTGCTGTAGCGTACATTACGCTTTTAGCATCATCACCGTATAGGCGATTGAAACTTTTCTTCTTACGTTTCATCGCCATGACGATCTTTTCTGCTTTTTGATTTACAGCTGGCATTTATCCACCAACGACTTGTATCTCTTCTAGTGCTATTGCATTACCTGTCACTGCTACTTTAGTAGCACGTTTCATAACTGGTTGAGCACCTGATGCATATGTGTAATCAGCTGATGCACTTGAAGAATCTATGTCAGTACTAACGAAATTACCTACAACTGCAGTTATCTTTTTACCTGCAGTTCCTGCAGAAAGAAAATTACTATCAATAGCAGGTGAAGTACCATCATCTTCTACAGCAATAAAATCTCCCACTGAAAATGGATGACTTGATGATGTTTCATGTAGGTGTCTACCTAATGTATAATCTGCTGTGGAATCGTCAACACCTTTTACAATCTTTGCATGACCTGGTTTACCACCTTTAAGTAAGATTGCTTCGTCTTGAATTAGAGTGATTGCAGGTCCGTCATTAAATGCTACAGTAGCATCTCCTGCGGTTGCTATAACACGATAAAACCCAGTCTTTACAACTTGGTATTCTGTGGCACCTGCTGCGATTGCATTTGTGCTTAGTACGTTTAGAACTGTCATTTCTTGTCAGTTGTCTTGTCTTCTGTATCTTTATTTATATTTTTTAGCATCTTCTGTAAATCAGTTGTGCTTCCTACAAAGAGTGCATTAGTAGTATTGTTGGTCACTTTCTTATCTTCTGCATCTAATTCTTTCATCTTTCTTTGCAAATCTATAAGTTTTTCTGTAGTATCTGCAACGTTCTTTATCATCAATGCAGCAACTTCATACGCTCTAGGATGATCACTACTCTGTGCCACCTCTAAGATACCATCTACTGCCTCTTGTCCTTTGGATACTAGATTATGCATTTGTGCACGTGCAGTCTCATAGTCATGTCTTACGTCATCCTCTTGACTTTTTTTAAGAAGAGGTTTAACTTTATCAACATGTTTCTTCAGTTCCCCCTTGGGTTCCTGACCAAACGCTTTATCTAGTCCAGAAAATTCCATTAGATATCCTCATCCTGTCCACTTACAGGATTAAATTTCTTCATGTCAGTAAACTCGGAGTATATCTCACCGAATCCAAAATCATCATCAGACTCTAATAGAGCATCATCAGCATCATTGACTATGAATACATTTGATCCTACACTGTGAACTGTAGGTGTAGATTTTTCATATCCTCTGATAACACTTAAATTATTACCAGATTTATTAACAACTCTCATGAGTTCATTACCAATGTATATGTTATCATATTGATTAATACCAGAGGCATTAGCAACTGCAAATCCAGTAGAGGTTTTACTAATGGTACCAGAAAGAGTTGTTGCTACTGTACCATCCCTATCAATAGTAGATTCTGGTTGTACAGTATATCTTCTCGCTCTTGGTGCAGTAGTGGTATCTGTATTTGCATAGTAATCCACCTGTGTTTTTCTGACAACTTTTGCATCTGTGACAGGACCGTATAGGTATGTCTTTGCGGTAAATGTTAATGTATAAATTATTGCTCTACGAGTTGCAAAATCACCTTCATAATCATCTTCGTAATCTATATTTTGTAGAACTATTGGTACGTCTTTTGTCTCTCCAACAGTAGTCAATAATTTTACAGATAGATTATAATGTGGTTGAAATATAGGTAGTATCTGTT